TTCAGTCTCAGCACATAGTGCTTCTAACATCTCCGTACAGTTCTTTACTACAGGATACAAATATTGAACTAATCTCATAGTTGTATTCTCTGCTGCCTTCGCATCGTAATCTGGATGCTGTATCTTATCTACCGCTACAGGATTCATGTATCCTGCTGGGCTGTTTGCGTATCCCGTCATTGTTGTTTCCACCTGATGATTTGTTTATTACCATCTGTTGTTAAAGTATATCTATACTTGTTAAGTTGCATATTGGTTCCACACCAGTTTCTTATTCTCATAATCCAAAACTCCTGTTCTGTCTTGTAGACAAGGCTCCGAGGTACTCATCATAATCACGCTGATGGATTTTACAAAATCCAGCTCCTGTAGTCATGCCACAATAAGGACACTCATCTTTGCCATGTTTACGCCTTAATCCCCACCACTTTCGCGATAGTCGCTTATGTCTCATTGTGAGACGTTGCACATATAAATCTAATTCTTCATCCGACATCTGGTCTGCACTAGGCATCATTGCTTGAGATACTGGTGCTCTTGTAAGTACATTGGGAGCTGGTGCTACTTCTCTTGTCGGTTCAACTGCCTGTTGTTGCTGAGGTTTCCTTGCAAATGTTGTCATCTGTGGTGGACCTGCCATTATTTCAACTCTCCTCTGTGTTCTTTATAATCTTTAACCATTTCAATCATCTCTTTAATCCATCTTACTTTCATAGCTTCTCCTTTAATAAATCTTTAATCTCTAGTAAAGTCTCTAACATCATATCAAACTTACTCTCGGTCATATTCCACCCTTCCTCATCATCTGAGCTGTTCTGGTTGCTGCCTGTCCTACTTGGACTTCTGGGCTAATAAACGCCTTTACAACCAATGCTTTCAATGCTGATATAATAATGCTTATCGCAAGTACAAACATAAGGAATCCATTGTATAACCAAGCTACTCCCCAGACTGCCATACCATATTCTAAAACTACTGAATCATAATAATAACCAATGTAAAGTCCAACTCCAGCAAACCCAAGACCCATACCCAATAACCATACGCATCTCTTGAACCACATCCATTCAATGTATCTACAGAAATCAACATCTTGTTGCCCCCCTGCTCCCATTGTACTTGGATATCTTCCAGTGCTAAACAACATGTTCCTTATGAATTTCATGGGCGCACCACATCTACATATGCGTTCTTTTGTGAATCCATCTTCTCATAAATGTCTCGCTTAAACTCCCTTGAGAGTTGATAGGCGACCTCGTATCCAATGGGTTCTGAACCTTCAGGCATTGGAATCCACTTAGGATGGTAAGTATATATACTAATCCGTCTAAAGTTTGGTTTAAAATCTAATTTGTCATCATGGAACTCAATGTAAGCTGCCTGAACAAAGCCATCATCATCTACTAATGACTCTAAATTATGCTTTGATAATATACTATTTACTGTGTTCTCTATGTTTTTCACTGGTACCATCTTGGATACTGATACTGGAGTCTCCCATCTAAACAAGTCATTCGGAGTTAGATTTTCAACCACTGAATGTAGAAGTTCATCACACGATATTATCGCTTCGGACATGTCGAACGTCTTGAGCCTAACCCCTTTCATGCTAAAATCCTTGACCTTGCCTTTGATTGAACCTGCTTTGTTGGATACATTTACCCAATCATCTATAGCAAATTCAGTTCTGTAAGCAACTGTCAAGAAAGATAATGCTCCATTTACTGGGCTGTATTGAGAGAAAGCTGCATATGTTAATGCCGATATCCCTACTATGTATTCTGTTCTAGCAAGTAATCCACTGTACATCAATAGACCTACACCAAATATTATAGCTCCTAATACTCCAAACACTTGAGCTGCTGCCTTTCCTTGTAAACTTCTTATTTTATAATCTGCAAACGCTGACCTTTTCGCGTGCTTTACTGCTGCCGATACTGATAATGCTACAACAATAAACCATCCGAAAATTAGCCCTTCATCCAATTTGATTACCTGCTATCTTATCAATATGTCTGCCTTGCTCTCCATCTAATATTTCACCTGATTGTGGATTAATGTATCCACCTGCTGGCATTGGTGCCATAGGTTGTTGTGGTTGCTGCTGCATTTGCTGGTACTGTTGGAACGGTACCATGTTTTGCGGCACTGGCTGATTGGGTACTTGATAAGTAGCTGATTTCTTTTGACGTCGGGGTATCATATCCTCTAAGTCTTGGGAATCCGCTATCGTAGACAAGATTGTGTATGTGAAAGCACCACTTACCGAACCAAACCAAAGGGCGTCATTATAGACCATACCCCCAACGTACATCAATGTGAAGGCATTAGCTATGAAAACTAGTATTGCGCTTAACCGATTGTATTGTTGTTTTATTCTGTGCTTAATCGTTTCGTCCATTGTCGATTTCCTCTTTTGCTCTTAGCGTCACAAATCGCGCAGTGTTGTAATTCCACGACCTGTTTGCTTTAGTCCTGATATTTGCATTGTTTAAATACTTTGCTATCATTCCGTAAGTGTAACCGTTTTCTCTTAAATTAACCATTTTAAGACATACATTCCATTCTTTGACTCCCGCTCCGAACCTAATAGTCCGATACGGGCGTTTCCTAGCGGTTTTAACGGCGCTAAAGTTACTATCGGATGAAGAACCCACCCCATACCATAAGTCGCCATTGTAGGCTCTCTGTGGACCTTTCAGTCCTTTCATCCTGTCTGCAACTCATGAGAGTTGTCCAGTGCTGGTTTAGTAAGTCTCAAGTCATCATCTCCGCCTGAGTCAGCATCCAATAGCTGCTGAGTGTCTAAGGTGTGATGCCATTGTCTGATAATAGCGTCTGTGCCTACTGTTATACAATTTGTAACTGAACCAATAACTGTTAAATCGGTTGCGAGAGTCGCCTTAAGATTACTTACATCTCCTACAATCTCAAAGTTACTTGAAGAAGCACTTGTATATGGTAACACAGTTTGAGTAGGATTACCTGATGAATATCCTGTTACAGTAGTGTTGCCTGTTGTAAGTGTAGACCCTGCTAACATATTCCATTCCTGACTTGCTGTAGCAAAGTTCAAAGTAGAGTTTGTAAGATTTAATGTTCCGTCATTTACATCAACTTCTGCCGTGTTTATTGTATTACCATTAGCATTGAAGGTTCCACTGTCTATTTGTAATTCGGTCGTAAAAGTCATATCACCGTTTGCTTGAACAGTATCTCCACTGTTTACATCTAACTTTCTAATTGAACAAGTTGGGAAAGTTAAAGTTCCACTAAGAGCAGTTATAAATTCCCTTATTCCTACAATACCTGTAGCTGCTGTACCAACCGTGATTGTATCTCCTGCATTTCTTAAATAAACAGTTTCATTATTATCACTTTCAAAAACTCCAGTACCGACAGTTATCAAATTTCCAGCGTGATTTGCATTTCCACCAGTGTCATTAGTGAAAGAAAGTTTGGTAGTCGAACCATTATTTACTGTAAGATTATTAAGCCAAAGACCTGATTGGCCATAAATATATTGAGTTCCAGATTTAGCCATGACAAGCGTAGAAGTGCCATAGGTGAATGCTCCTGCTCCTGCCCAAGCTGCTCCTGATATTGTTCCGTCATTGTCACTGGTAGTAGAATCAAATGCTGTAGAGCCAGTTCCTGTATCAAACTGCCACCATCCTTTACAATCTGTTGAAAGTACGCCTGTGCCACCTGCTCTTGATGAATCAGGAAAAACAGTATTGTCAGCAGCCATAGCAGCAAAATCATAAAACATCATTGTTCTTATTTCTGCTTCAGTAAGTGCGTAACTCCATATTGATACTCTTCCTAATGTACCGTCTAATGAATTACTATTCTCTGCATCGTTAGCACCAATAAAAAGTGCAGCACTTGTACCTTCCGCGATAGCATCACTATTGTCTGTTGAAGCCTCTAATTTGCCATCTACATATAATAATAATTTACCTGCGGATGTACTGTATGTTACTGCTAAGTGATGCCATTTACCATCATTTAAATCGGTTGTTCCTGTTACATCAATATTAGCACCTTCATATACTAATCCCTTAGCTAAATACTCGCTACCAACCTTAAAGACAGATAGGTAATAATACCCTCCTGTCTTACAAATAATATGTTGGTAAGTCCTGCCATCTCCTGTGTCTAATTTGACCCATCCTTCAAGCGTCATAGCCGTAGTAAAATCAAAAGTAGAATCGCTATTTGCTTTAGTAATATAATCTGAAGTACCATCGAAAAGCATAGCACTCTTACCAATAAGACCACCACTGGTAGTAAAATCTCCTGCTACATTAATCGTACCATCATCAGGCGCAAATACTCCGCCAGTTGGAATCGTGAGATTCTCAATTGGCCGTACCACATTCTCATCGCCACCATCATCATATCCAATATTGCCTGAAGTGCTGCTGCTGTGCGTTCCACCTGCCCAAATTACATTTTTGACTCCATTGCTGTCTGTAGAACCCACTATATTCGATAAAATTTTTACACCTTCACCTGCACTTGGAGTGGCATCGTTACAGTCAAACATCAATGTTTCAAGGTCTCCGCTAAAAGAACCTGTATTCACATCTAATAAGAAGTCCTTTCCATTAGTGCCGTTCATCCATAGAGTGCTGCCGCTTCCAAAGTCAATATCGATATTTCCATAAGTCTTAAAGTCAGACGTAGCAATTATAATACCACCACTTCCAAAGTCCAAATCTCCATATAATAAAAAGTTGTCACTAAACTCAGCCCTCTGTCCATTCAAATCTAAAGTATCTCCACTACTTACTGTTACGGCATCAAACTCACAATCTCCATCTAATGTTATTGTAGGATGGTTTGTACCCTGACCACTGTCTGTAACTAAAGCATATTGGAAATCTGCCCACTTTAAATGAAGTCCTCCACTAACTGCACAGGTTTGTTCATCCAATGCCCATTCATTACCTTCTACCGTGTAGGGTTTTAATTGGTCTGCTGCATAAATAAATGCTTTGTCTCTTACATTAAATCCATTATTGGCATCTGTTGTTACTGTCGTATTGATTTTACCTGCAACACTTGAAGTTCCCATTGTAATAGTAGGAGCTGCGGTATCATCTCTTGTTGTAAATAAACCACCTGTTATTCTAAATTCTTTTTCTACAGCCATTGAATCAAATAATTCAGTTCTGCTACCTGAATTAGAAGAACAATATAATTCGTAAAAAGCAGTATTGGCACTACCGCCATTATTATTGATAGCTTTACTACCCCCAGACAAAACAAAACGACCATTATTATGTTTAAAACCATATTTACCTGAACCTGTATCAATAGTTGAACTATTATCAAACGCAGCCGCTAAATCTAAATTACCTCTTGGTGCTGACAAAGTTCCAGTAGCATCTATCGTAAGTGAACTGTCAAGGTCAAGAGTGCCGTTTACAATTTTATCATTAGTAGTATCACTACTGGTATATGTCATTACCCAAGCTGTATCGGTTCCTGAATCGGCAATATTTCCTGTTGAACCTGAAGCACCTACACTTACATCATCGAACTTAATGTGATGATTTGGTGTTACATTGTAACTTCCTGAATAAAGAGAAGCCACTTGGTCTGCACTCAAAGCATAATCATAAAATCTATAATCCCTGAAATCACCATCAGGCTCATACGCTTGGGCAGAACCTCCATATTTTAATCCACCACCAAGTAGTTGATAATCAGCATTATCGACATCATCCCACCAACCTGCTACCGATGTACTATTCTGAAATGCCTGTGGTGGTTTTACTCCGTCTACATAAATAACTGGGCCTGAACCATCTTGTGTTACTACAATATGATGCCATTTATCTAAAGACGTAACGGCAGCATCAGTAGACAAATCCCATTCGTAAGACCCTGAACTGTAAAGAGCGCATCTTACTCGCCCAACAGGTGAAACCCAACCTGAAGTCTGTAGACCAAAGAAACTGCTTCCAGATTCATCACTTAATGAATATACCCAATGGTCATCAGGGCTTCCACCCCCTCCAGTCAAATTATCTGCCCGTGTCCAAAGTGATATAGTTCCTTTTGTTAAAGCTGTTAAATCATCAATAGCACCAGCAGCATTTGCTGTAACGCCTGCATCTGCGGTTTCATCAAGATGAAGATATGACAAAGCCTTACCCTCTAACTTTCCTTGTGTTACTGTAACAGTTCCATCTGTCGTTGTCCCTCCTGCTGATGCGAGACCATCCTGAACATTTACACTAAAGGCATCGTAAACTATTGTTGGCACTGGACTTCCTGCTGCCGTAAGTGTGCAGGAACCTTTACTGTCAGTTACCACACCGTTTAATTTCCAATGAGCTTGTCTTGTATCGGTTGCTTGAACAACACTATTATCTACAAATATCTTAGAAGCTAAAACATCTACTTCGTCTTGACCTAATAAAGAATTATAAACTCTAACATCTGCAACCTTACCATCAAAATTGCGAGTAGCATTCCACGAACCAATAAATATACTTCTTGTATTATTTGCTATATCTAAAGCGGCTGTAGTAATAGCAACTCCAGAACCTTGCTCTTTGCCATTGATATAAAGATGTTTACTACCACTCCTATCATAGGCTATACAAACGTGAGTCCAAGTATTTAATTCTACTATATCTGTTTGACCTGCACCATCCCAACTTTGTTCAACTCTTACAGAACCATCTGCTATTGTAGACCAGATATAACCACTTGTGTTAACTGCTATCCTTGCCCCATCATCGGATGAACTACCTCCTCCGTGTGTAAATATACTTGCTTGTGAACCTGAACCAGTATAATCATCAGCATATACCCAAGCTGAAATAGTAAAATCTCCAGTTCCCCATTTTGCAGGTTGATTTGAAGAAGAAGTAAAATAAGCCTCACTATCATTACCTGTAAGTTCATAAACAGGGTCAAGATTTACATTAACGGGCAAATCATTTAGATTTCCTTCTATGATTCCGCCAGTGCCTACAAAGTTCAGTAGTTGAGCCATTATGTCACCGTTCCTGATATGTTACGTAGTCCAGTTAAATCCATTGTTTGATTAGTACCTATTTGTAGAGTTCCAGTAACATCTACGTGATTTAATTTATGAGTACCTGTATTTGCTGCAAGTCCAAATGTCCCTGCAATCGTTGTAAGGCCGTGAACTGTAAATACCCGTGAATTATTATCTGGTTTCAATAGCTTACTTGCATTTATTGTTAGATTATTATATACTGTTAAATTGCCATCGTGAATGGTTGTAGCACTATTAACAATCCAATTATAACACCCACCTGAACCAAATAAAGCGGATGGGTCTGCGTGGTCTGTTTGAACGGTTCCGCTATTATGTGTAAATGTTCCGCTATTTTGTAAAGCATATCCAACTCCGTTTTTACCAGTAATAGTAGTAGTTCCGCTTGTTGCGATATATTCTCCTCCATCTGCTATTGTAAGACTTCCTAAAGAAATAGCAGAAGCATTACCAGTCAAAGTACCTCCATCTTCTATACTTGCATCTCCTATTGTGAGTGCATAATTACTACCACTTGTATCTAATGTACTATTGCCACCTATTCCTAGAGAACTACTCGATGTTAGTGCAGAAGTCATTGTAAGTGTAGCCGTAGATGTAAATTCCACGCTAATTCTACCGAATGTGCCACTACCAAACTTGGCATTACGGCTGGTCGAGTTTGTAAAATGAAGGCGTGGTGTACCTGTCACACTCCCATCATTTTGAAAAATGGTTGCATTACCGTCATCATCAAGATAAAGAATAGAACCTCCTCCACCATTAAGTACTCCTGTTGAATTGATTTGCACTGAACCAACGTGGTGGTTGCCGTTATTTGTTACAGTGTCACCAGCTACTATTATGGCCCTGTCACCATCTACAGGAATACTTGCGCCAGTTGAACCTCCGTCACTTGTAGCCCATGTAGCTGTTGTGTCCCAATTACCAGCATTACCCGATGGGTTAGAAAATCTATCAGGCATTATGCCACCTCACTTACTAAGACAATTTCAGAATATATAGGAGAGTCCATTCACTAAATGGTCCCCTGTAAGAATACTAAACAATTACCATCGCCCAAAGCAGGCGTACCAGATACGGATAAAATTCTCACGGTTAATTGCCTTAACCCTGTAGTTGATATTGATTTCAATACTCCTGATGTAACGGGTATGGATATGTCATCACCTATTTGACACCAATGACTTCCTGCGGCTGCTGCCGTTGCAGGTGCAGTTGGCGCTCCAAACAAAGTTCCAAACACTTGAGCCGTATATACAATCGAGTTTGTGTTCCTTATTTGAATGGTAGCTCTATCATATGCTTCAACATCAATAGGGTCTATTGTAATTTTGTAAGTTGTGCTTAAATTGCCCGAAGTATCATTTATGGCAAGCATTGTCTTTACTGAACTGCTTATTCTTGTCGTGGTTAATATATTTGCCATTAGAGTTTCATCCTCTTTGACTTCCTAAGTCCCTTTGGCTTCTTAAGTGCTTTGTCTACTTTTGCTTGAACTTTAGACTTCAACGACTTCGGTGATTTTATTTCTTTCGTAACTGCTTGTTTGCCTTTACCCAAGGACTTGGGTCTACTATTTTTGCTGCGAGTTCTAACCCCACCGCCGATGTTTCGAGTGCCAACTTTAGATTGGACCTCAAATAGGTCGGGCTGGGTAAGTAACCTTTTACAAAATTCTTTGTATCTTTTGTGATTCTCGTCAAACGTGTGGACTTCGTTGGGATTAAACGCCACGCTAAGCCCACCGTCAGTCCGAGCGAAAAAAGACCTATGCCCTTTGTACTTAATCGTAACCATGTAATCATAGCTCCGTTTAAGCGCTCTTTAAATCTGAGATTAATCCTTGTGAGTTAAATTTAGTACAGATTAGTTCACCAGCAGTCATGAATGCGTAGTTACGCTTTAATGCTTGCACGTTTGCCAAATCTTCTTGAGCCAAGAAAGTGGTTGGTGCTGCAATCTTCATGTACAAGTGTTCCATATCTAACAACATAATTGGTCCCATTACAACTCCACCTGCAGAATCAGTATATGCGGCTGCCATGTGTTGCGTTGCGTAGATTGGTATGCTGTCATAGTATCCCATGCGTCCATCTAAATTCATTCCCGGTTCTGAAGAGACTCCGTTTGTTCCTTTAGGTGCCTGAGCATCCATTGTCATTCTCCATGTAGCATTTGAACTTCCTCCAATAATTAATTGTTTTAATTCAGTTAATTGTTGGTGACCCATTAACAAAATTAAACTATCATAGGATGCGCCATTCTCTATTGCATTTTGAATAGTTACGTCAAGAATATCTAAAGTTAATAATCGGTTTGTTCCGCCAGCTTGACTAACATAAGCATCTGCCCATGTTGCCCCGTCTCCTCTTGCACCTAAGTCATAAATATCAACTTCGGCTGCTACAGTTCCTGAACGTGCTGCTACTTGAGCATAATTACTTGTAACTCTTGATAATGGTGTAAAGTTTACATCACTACCTGCTACTGCAACGGCTGCGTAATCTGCACATAAATGTGCGTCAATGTAATAAGAGTGTGCTTCTGCTGCTTGAGCTCTTAGGAAAGCTGATAATCCTTTAACTCCATCATCTGCTTCTGCTAAGATAGCTGCTCTAGTTGTTACTGTGTAAGGACTTACTATCTCTTTGATAGTTGCAGTTACTTCAGCAAGGTCTGGTACATCAGATGTTCCAAGTGCTGCTCCTTCTGCAATACCTATGTTAGAGGCTGCTGCACTTCTTGCAGTCAATACTCTCCAACCAGATTGTGTCCATCCTTCTTTTCTGAATAACTTAAATACATCAGATTTAGTGTTTAGTTGATTGAAAACAGATGCTCCATACATTGTGTTAAAGTATGCAGTGTCGCCTACAGTCAAGTCATCTTTCTTTATGCCATATCGTGAAGAAATATCTAATCCGCCTTTGTAATAAGCGTTAACGTAATCTGTAAAACTCATTCCGGCCATCTTAGAAACCTCCTACTAAGTTTTTGTTTGCTTTGTCCATGTCTATTTCCTCTAGGGATTTTGATACATTCATGAAATCAACAGTTGTTTGCTCTGTTGCCTTTGGGGCTGGAGCAGGCGTTGCTTTCTTTCCTGTATAAACGTTAATGCCGTGTTTCTTCAAGGTTGCTATAGATTTTTCCAAGTCATCTATTTTAGTAGATTTCTCTTCTGCTTCTTCTTCCTCTTCCTCTTCTTCGGCTTCTTCTTCTTCTTCTTCTTCAGGTTCTTCTTCTTCGGCTTTCTGTTCGCCCATTGTTTCTAAGTAAGATAGAACTTCTTTAAGTTTTGCAAGGGTGTCTTCCATATCTTTCATTAGTGCCTCTTCCTTACCAACTGTTACTGGCTCTTCAAGTCCGGCAGCTAATTCTACGTCTGCTGTTTCAACGAGTTCTTCGTCAGCAGATTTAGCGTGATTGCCACCACATGTGCATTCTGTCATACTTGTTTACGTGTAAAAGGGTATATAAGTAGCTAAAAGTTTCCGGAAACTACTTCTTTCCGCTTAATAAAGCTGAAATGTTTCTACGATTTAATGTTTTTGGCCTATAATTAGAACGTTCAAACATTGCTTCTCTAAATCTATAACCGCTTCTATCTTTTACATTGCCGGGTTCTTTACCGCCCTGTCCCGGAGAATGCCGTTTAGGAGGCTTAGGCGCCCTATCTGAACCTGAAGCCTTGTGACCAAACTTCTGATAGTCAAACCACAAAGCTCCACAAAACCTTTTAGGATTTGCAGTCATTGGACCGCCCTGATAATTTTTTAAATTTCTTGCATTTTGCACACAATTATTCCATTGTGTTTTACTTGGTGCATTACGTCTAGGTTTCATACCCTTTGGAGTTTTACCGCCTGACCTGTAATCTTGTTTAGGTTTCTTTTTTTTTTGAACTTCTATCGCTCTTGTTACTGCGCATTTACTAATGCCTGCAATATCCCACATAATCTTATCTATTTTGTTTAAACGAATCTTAAAAAGCATTGCATCAAGAC